CGGCGTCTTCGCCGGTCCGCAGCGTTCCCGCAGACTGCCGCCCAAGCACGTTGTTGTTATCGTGATTGAACGTGGCGAAGACGTCGTTTACGCCTAGGGAGCGTTCGCCAGCACCCGGCAAGATCCGTTCCCGGAACCCGCCTAGGTTGTGGCTTAGCTCATTGAAGCGGTAGGCGTATCCGCGCATCGTGATGGTGTCCCCATCAGTCGCCCGAATCTCCGCCGTCCCCGTTAGGTTCCGGCGCTCCGCTATCGTCATTCGTTCCCCCCTTACCGGGTTCGGTTTCGATGTGCGCGGGAGTCTCGCCCGCCGTAGTGACAGGCGGTACGTAGTCCGCTTCGACGTCCACGAACTTGACGGGAACACGGAACTTCTGGCCTAGGCCGTCCGGCAGGGGCTCAAGGTCTTCCCAGCCCCGGACTTCGTCAATGCAGTAGACGCCGTTCATGAGCCCGGTCTGATACATGGTCATTCGCTCGTTCGGGGCACCGCGCTGGATTCCGTCAAGGCTGAACTTGACGAATAGCTGTCGGTTCGCGGACTCAGCGAAGAGCAGGCGAGTAAAGCCCGCTTCGATCCGCTCTAGCCACGGCCGGAGAGAGAACATGGCGAATGCCTGGTTCTGCTCAGCGAGCCCGGAGCCCCACGACGTTGAGTTAGTCGCGTCGGAGATCAGGTGAGGCGGGACGCCAAAGATCCGCGCAATCTCCGGGACCTGAAACTGTCGGGTCTGGAGAAACTGTGCTTCGTCCGGGGACATGGCGATCTTGGAGAACGATGCGCCTTCGGTCAGCAGCGCGACCCGGTGAGCGTTGTCCGCCCCGGAATTCGCCATCCGCCACGCGTCACGCGCACGGGCCATGCCGTCCTCAGACATCGCGCCCGGGACAGTCACAACCGCGCCCGGGATAGCGCCGTTCGCAAAGAACTTCGCGCCGTACTTCTGAGCCGCAATGCTCAGGCCGATGGACTCACGCGCGTAGGCGATAGGCGAAACGCCCGTGAAGTCGCCCGGCAGCATCATCCCCGGAATGTGCAAGATGTCGCGGGCCGTGAACCAACCTAGGGCAACTTCGTGCCCGTCCTGGTCAACGTCCCAACAGTCAAAGACCTTACGGCGCTTGCCGTCCACAATGACCGTGTGCGTCATGACCTTTGACGGGTCGATAACGTCCAGGGCAACAATGTTCGGCCCGTTCCACGTCACCGCAATGTAGGCGTTGCCGTCGAGTAGCAGCGACAGCATGATCTGAGAAATCAGGTCGATACGGCCAATACCACCGGGCTCCGCTGTCGGGTAGTCCAGCCAAAACGGAGACTTGACTTCCTTCCGCGCGCCGCCCCGCTTCGTGTACGTGGAAACCGGCAGGGTCGCCACGGTCTCACTCAGCAGACGGATACAGGCGAAGACCGCGCTAACCGTCATGGACGTAGACGCGTTGACAGTCTCGCCAGACTCAGCGGTCATTCCCGGGAAAGGGAACATGTTGCCGGAGACGTCATCCCAGACGCGCGCCTCAGGCTCAGGCTTAGGTGCCCGGAATAGGCTGGACCACAGACCCATTGCGGGCACCCCTCAGATTGGGACCTACTCAATTGAGTAGGTCAGTCGTCAAACAGATCGGAAGTTCCGCCGTAGGCCCAGGCCGTTCCGTCTTCGCGGTGGCCGGTGGCGATAATCGGGGCGTCATGGACAAGCCCAGCGTTTTCCTCGCGCCACATCACAGCGCCGTGAACGGCAAGGATCATGGCAATGGCAAGGTCAATCTTTCGGCGAGAAGCCGCGTATTCCTTCGTGACCCGCGCGCCGTTCTTGTCTTCGCGGAGCACAGCGTTACCCACGTGCCGCGCCAATGCCGGGTTACCGTCATGGGACAACCGGCCGTCCCGGGCAGCGTCGTACACGGCCTGAGTAGCCGGGACCATGCGCTTAAGGGAGTTAGTAGGGAACGCCTCAACCGGATGGCCGTCCGCCTCAAGGTTGTCTAGCGTCTCTTCCCAGCGGTACGGGTCGGCAACAAGGTTCCGGACCGTGTACGCGTCTAGGGCATCGTTCAGCGCGGACCGGACGTCAGCCATAGGAACACGCCAATGAGCGTCATCCGCCGGAGCCTCCCAGTGGCCGAGCACGAACACCCGAAGGTCTTCGACCCGGCAAGCCACCAGCGCCGTACTGTCACCCTTCCAGGACCCGTCAAAGCCCAGTACAACGGCCGTTCCGGGCTCTAGGGTGTCTTCGGTCGCAAGGGAGTCCCATAGGCCGTGAGGCAGCCACGTAGACGCGCCACGGACGAACTGTGAAAGCCGGTAGATCCGGAAGCTAGCCTCACTGCTCCGCTGGGAAGCGGCCTTGAAGTCTTCCGGGTTCAGGATGTCGTAAGACGGGTTGCAGACTCGCCAGACCTCAGGGTCTAGGTGATCCACCGTGTCCCCGATACGCGGACCCCACGACCGGTAGAACAGAGTCTCGTCTACGGCTTCGCCGGAGTTAACGCGCTCCCCCTGCTCACACAGCGCGGCAAAGGGTCCATCGGGATCAGGTCCGGCAGTGGAAATCACAAGGAAGATTGGTTGATTCCGTGCGGCCGATCCCAGGGTTAGCGCGTCGAACAAATCCGCCGACTTCGAGAAGGCGTATTCGTCCAGCGATACAGCGGACGGGTTGAGACCCTGCTGCCTTCCGGCGTCCGCCGAGACAACGCGATAGGTCGAGTCCTTAAAGCGGATGATGTCCCGCTGAACGTCGCACACTGCGCTGAGCTTCGGCGAGGCATTCACCATTTGCTTCGCAGCGTCGAACACCATGCGTGCCTGGTTCCGGTCGTTCGCGGCGGCAATGATCTGTCGCTGAGCGTCGGCCCGGTCGGCAACTAGGTGGTAAAGCATGATGGCTGCCGCAAGCGTGCTCTTCCCGTTCTTACGGGCGACGCACACGCAAATGGTCCGGTGCTTACGGACGTAGCGCCCGAAGGAATCACGAACCAGCGCGTACGCGTCGATTAGAAGAGCGCGCTGCCACGGCAGTAGCTTGAACGGCTGTCCGGCGAAGGACCCCGTGAGGTAACAGAACTTCTCAATCCAGTTAGCGACCCGGTAACCCTCAGAAGGGAACGGGGCGTCTTCCGGAATGTGCCGCGCGATCACAGGATCAATGCCGGTCACGCGCTCACCCCTTAGAAGTCTTCGGGGCTCAGGGCCACCTTCCGCGCCTCAGCGGCAACGATGCCTAGGCGCATGCGCGCTTCCGGCGTAAAGCCGATGACGGTTTCAATCGCCCGTAGTTCCTTCTCGGTCGATTCCACGTACCGCATGGCCGGATGCACTGCCGGTTGCCCGGTGCTGCCCACGGTCATGAGTCCGTCAGCGTCCACCGCGCTGAGTAGGTGCGCCCGCCGGTCGTGTAGTTCGCAGTACCGCATGATGATGTTGCGGTCCGTATCAGGGCTGTACGCCCCGCTACCGGCTTGCCAGACTGCCCGCCACACTTCCTTGCCCGCCGACCCCAGTGAGGCCGGTACGCGCGGAGCACGCCCCTCATAGACGACAGGGGCAGCAGGCTCAGCAACCGTGTTCGCGTTCCCGGTCCTCAGATCGGGGTTCTTGCTACGCGCCACTTCGCACCACCTTCCGGGGCTGTTAACAACCCCTTCCGGGCAGTGTTCTCACGGGGCTTGATCGGGCTTCGCCCAGGTCCGACAGCGCGGAGGGGGCAAAAACGGGCTTACACCTAGCGCGCGTGTTTTGAGCTTGGGCCGGGATCGCCAGCGGGGTAGGTCTCTGAACTTTTGCCGGACCAAATCGGACACAGCAAGTCAGAGACCCAACCCAATTAGAAAGGCGGACGCCTAGCCTGAAAGTCTTCGCGCGTCTTCGTCTTGTGGCATGGCTTACAGAGCGCTTGCACGTTCGACACCACGTCGTCACCGCCCTTAGCTAGCGGTAGCACGTGGTCAATGTCGATGGCGCTTGACAGGTAGACGAACCGGCAGCGTGCACACTGTGCCTCGCCTGCCTTGTTCACGGCAGCACGCATACGGGCAGCAGCATTGTTCCCACGGGCGATTGCCTCGCGCCTCTTGGCATGGGACGTACGTGAGCGGCTGGACTCATAGGAACGGTGGTGCTCTTCGCACCTACCCCTGTGAGTAGCCCACCCCCTACATTCCAGACACCGTGTGCGCATAGCCGAGAAACCTAACGAGAAGTGGACCTACTCAATTGAGTAGGTCAGCGATTGTCCGCCGTGAGGGATTCGAACCCCCATGCCCGAAGGGCAACGGTTCCTAAGACCGTCGTGTCTACCATTCCACCAACGGCGGGCAGATGCGCCGCACTCTCGCACCGGGTGACTATCCCAGCACGAACGCAAGCACATCGCGGGACGGCCCCGTGCATGAGGCCGAGTGATTCGGGCTGGACTCGAACCAGCGCATATCGGCGTATGGGGCCGATGCTCTACCAACTGAGCTACCGAATCTTGAGGGTTACTCGCTTCCCGCTTACCCGGTGACTAGCCGGGCAGTGAGGGACGGTTTCACCCAGGGTGCATATCGTCGCGCCAGTCACGGCCCTATTGTCTGCACCACGGTTCGCCGGACGGGAGTTGAACCCGTGACCTACGCCTTATCAGGGCGTCGCTCTAACCTGACTGAGCTACCGGCAAGACGTGCCCACGTCCTACAACGCCCCGGAGAGTAGGGCGGATAACGTGGGCTGAGAGGGACGGGACTCTGTCCGCCGTATGGGCTATCCCGGAAGGGTGCGCGGTAAACCGCCCTCTACTTAGTAACTAGTGAGTGGATTGCCTAGTGAGTCGATTGCCTGCCCGGATGGCGTGTGACGCGCACCACTGTTCGGGCGGATGACGAAATGACGTAGTGGCGTGCGGTTCCGGTTGCGTCTACAGGGCTTGTTTATTGGTTCTATGGATGGTTACCGGGTAATGGTCATTTCGTCACTTCGTCATGGTGTTGATTACTGAGGGTGTGATTGCTAGGTGATTGGTTACAGATTGTTCAGGGGCAATCGCCTCACGCGTCCGGCGCTGAAATCCCGCTGAGTAGGTGCCTCACCCACCGTGAGCGGACGCTTACACCCTGCATTGATAGGCATGGACATGTCATATGGGCAGACATGGAAAAGCCCCGCCCGGTCTCCCGGTACGGGGCTAGTCCCTACTCGTCTTCGGCGTCCGGCTGTACCCACTCGATCAGCACGCGGGGCGTTACGTCGTACCCGCCCTTGATACGGCCCCTGTGTGCGCTCTCCGGCGGCAAGATGGTGATGCGGCGGACGAACAGGGCCACGAAGGCGCGTCGGTCCTCAAGGGGCGTTCCGTGCCACCACGAACCCTTGCCGATCGGGTCGCCACCCTCACCCGGGTACAGCCACTCGTCTAGCGGGAGATCCACGGTGCCCGGTTCGGCCAGCTCCGACAGACGCGCGCCCGCAGCGACCAACCGGCCGTCTATGCGACCCTTCGCGGCCTTGAACCGCTCACGCCCGGTCCGGCCTTCGTACAACCCGGCCTCAAGGTCGTCGTAAAGGTCGTCTAGCGCCCGCTGAGCGTCTGCCCGCTCCGCCACTAGGGCCGTGCGCTCCGAAGCGGTCTCAGGGGCTTCTAGGCGGCTTGCGAAGACCTTTGCGGCTTCGGTCACGATCGCCAGCGTCCCGGGTTGCGGGTCATCGGCCGTCGCGTCCTGGATCAGCGCGAAGATCGCACGCGCTACGAAGTCGTCTAGGTGGCTTTGCATGACCGCATTCCGGCCGGTGTGCTCTCCGGGGACACTCGGCACGCTGCTGCCCCGTGAGCACCGGTACACGGGCTTAGGGCCGCTTGTGAGCCCCGACATGGGCCGACCGCATACGCACGTGAGAACCGCCGTGTTTTCGGCCGTGCGAAGTCCGCTACAAAGCGTCGTGTTGCGTGCTACGCCTACGCCCTGGCCCCGACCGTCAAGCCACTTCTGTAGTTCGTACCATTCGGCCACGGGGATGATCGGCTCACACAGCATGAGGGGCCGTCCGTCTTCGTCGCGCTGAATCCGGTACCCGGCAAGCGTCCGTCCGGGAGAGCCGTCCGCCTTCGCCTTATAGATCGTGTCTGCCCGCATTCCGGCAATGGCGGGGTTGCGGAGGATGCCCTTAAGCGTGCGCACGGTCCACTGAGACCCGGCGCGCTCTTTCCCGGTGTTCTGCCCCCGGGTCGGTACTCCCGTGGCGTTCATGAACTCACAGATGAACGACAGCGAACCGGGGTTCTTCGCGTTGCCCCGTGCCGTTGCCGCATCCTTGTGCGCCTTGATCGTGGCCCAGACAGCGCGGAGGTTCGCGGCTTCGTCGGTTTCGTGCACAAGCCGGATCAGGTCCAGCTTCCCGGAAATGTACTTCTCGCCGGTAAGGCCGTACGGAGTCATTCCGCCCAACCACGAACCTTCGGCACGCTGAGCGGCTTTCACGTCGCGTACCTTTTTCGACTTGACGGAACTTTCCTTGTTCGTCGCGTCAAGGCGCATGATGAGGTAAATCAGGGCCATGGTGTCGCCCGGGGCAAAGGTGCCATCCGAAAGCGAAACGATGGTGACGCCGAGCCTATGCAGTTCCGTCACGATCGGGATTGCGTCCACGACTTCGCGGCGGGAAAAGCGGCTGACGTCGTACACGATCAGCATGTTGAAAGCGCCGGAGCGTGCTGCGGTCAGCATTGCTTCAAAGCCGGGCCGTTCGGCGTCCGGGTTCCATCCGGAAATGCCGATGTCTTCGAAGTGGCGGAGGAATCGCGCGGATCGCTCTACGGCCCCGGCTTCGATCGCTGCCCGCTGAGTCACGGGGCTTGCTTCGGTCTTGTTGGTCTTCGCGGCTGACTGACGCGTGTACCCGGCGGCAACGGTCTCGGTCGGGTCGGCGAGGAACGTCCCAGGGACGGGGAACGTGTGCGGCGGGACCATGGGTCTCCCTAGGTAGCAGGTGGACCCTTGCGGGCTCTCACCTACGGGCTAGGGAGGCGGTTGCCTACCGTGGTGCCGAAGTGTGAAAACCGAAGGGGGTGCACACCTTAGCACTACGGTTCGTCAGACCCGCACGGCTTGCCTGGTCAGCGCTGGCGTTGCCCGTGACCACGAACGCTGTCTTCCGGCCCACACCGGGCAGGCTGACAAGCTCCGGGAGCGTGAGCGGCACCATTCCGCCATGGTCAGCCACTAGGGCCGTAGCAAGGCGCACAACGGTTCTGGCCTTCGCCCGGTAGAAGCCGGTAGGCCGGATCAGGGCCTCAACGTCGCCCAGGTCCGCACCCCAGAGATCATCAGGGGTCGGGTACTTAGCGAACAGGGCAGGGGTCACCTGATTGACCCGTAGGTCCGTGGTCTGAGCGCTGAGCACGGTTGCGACTAGCAGTTGCCACGCGTTCTCAAAGTCAAGCTCACAGTGTGCGTACGGGTAGACCTCAGCTAGCTCCCGGTTGATACGCCGTGCCTGCCGGACTAGCCCCGTGTGGGTCTGCGGAATCTTCGCCTTCGCGGTCACCGCTTCGGAGCCCGTACGCCTAGGGCCTCAAGGGCCGTCGCCACGTCCACCACGGACCCGCCGTTGTCTAGGTCCCGCTGAACCATCTCAACGATGGCTTCTAGGGCCTCAACGCGCTTCTTCCGGCGGTAGTCGGCCATCTCGTCCCGCCGCTGGGCTAGGTAGCCCTCAGGGTCCGCCTTACGCGCTTCCTCGCGCTGCTGCTGCATCCATTTCGCACTGTCCTTCGGCATGACCCCAGCGTAGGACACAGGGCGGCCCCGGTAACCGCTGGAGTGCGATCACCGGGGCCACCCGATTGGATCATTACGACGCTCCCACCGCCCCCCGTTGTGCTTCGCACCGTACGCACATGCATTGCGGGTAGGCGACGGGGCAGAAATTACGCGGCGGACGTCTCCCGGGTACAAGCTCCCGGGGCCTGACTTCCACCTCTTGACCGCTAGCCGGATCGACCCGATAGACGCGAATGATCATTCCGGCCATGACACACGCTCCCGTGTTTCCTCCACCGCAAGCCATAGCCGGGCAAGAGTGCTCCCGGTGACACATGGGGCTTGTGGACAGTCCGAGCACCGCTCAAGGTGACGAACTAAGCGCGTGAAGCACGCCGGAGGAACACGGAAGGCGATATCCGGCAGCGAGGGAGATTGGGTTGCCTCTTGAGACCCCGCTGCCAGGGTGTCAAGCGACCTTCTCAGCGCGCGTGCGCTGTCCGCTTGGGTATTCATTCGATTTTCCGATCTTGAGTGCGTGACCGGTCATCACGTCATCCCAGGGACGGCGTGACGAAAAGAAGCGTAGCGCCGCGTAGTCGCTACGTAACAGGGTCAGTCAGGGGTTACTTCGTACGTGGCTAGACCGTGTGACACATGATCAGCACCGGCGGCAACCGCGTCAGCCTGCTCCGTCGCGTCATCGCGCATCGCATCGTTGCCCCGAAGGTGCCAACCCGTAGCCATGTCCCTGAGAGCCTTCACAACGGCTTCTCTCGGCCCGCTGTGGTGTCCGTCTACTAGTCCCATACCCGGGAGGCTACCCGCGCGCCCAGGGGCCATATACGCCCGTGCGTAGGGCCGTTGTGCTCAGCGAACGTCCCGGAGCGTGCCTATGTCCGCTCCGCGCTCCCACCACGGCGCATCGGACACGGCTGCCGGACTCTGGGCCAGCGCCCGCAGCTCCGGGGGCAAGTCTTCGGGTTCCGGCCACAGGATGACCGGCGGAGCGACCGGGACGAACGTGCGCGCCTTCGGGTGCCACACGTACTGAGCCTCGCCCAGGACCCGACCCGTGAACCGGCCGTGAGCTGTCAGCCGGAAGCGCTCAAGGCCCCGCACGTCGGTACTGCGCGCGATCAGTGCCCCGTACACGGCCATGACCGACTCAAGGTCTTCCCCCCGAAACACGGCCTCAACGCCTATCGGGTTGTCCCCCCTGGGCAGCGCCCAACGCCACCGGCCGCGCCCCATGTCTTCGGGGAGTCCTAGGCAGATGTTCACCGTTGCCGTGATGATCCGTGCCACAACCAACGCCTACCCGCCACCGTGTCTTGAAACCGCCTACCGGGGCAACATTGGCCCCATGTCGTCCGGCACCCGGGCCTGAGCCTCGAAGAGCGCCCAGGGCTCTCCGTGGGGTTCTAGCGCTCCCGTGTGCGGGTCACGCGCCCAGGTGTCCCGGCCTAGGAGATTGCCGCTCACAACGCCGTACGCGGACAGGTTGAACCCGTCCCACCGGTCCCCCACCACGTCCCGCGCGATGATGAGTCCCCAGGTGCGGAACACCCGTACTAGCTCAGCGGAGTTGTACGCGAAGTCTCGGCCCACTTCGGGCATGTCCGGGTGCGGTCCCCAGTGCCATCCGTTGCCGCTGAGCAGGGGTTCGGGCACACACAGGAAGAGCCGCACGGTGTGCGTGTTGGCGGCAAAGACCCTGGTCATGTTGCCCCCCGGGCAAACTGTGTGCTACGTGCAAGTAAAGAGAGTGTCAGGTCTACGCGCGTAGGTTGTCAAACCTTCAAGGTGTCCGCTTCGTAACAGTTCCGCAACATGCCGAACGCTTGTTTACCGACTCAGTGAACGACTGTTCACCAAACGCAAAAAGGACCTACTCAATTGAGTAGGTCCCTCAGGTGGCGCGCTTTACGGCTGACAGGGGAGCACGCGGGTTGCAGTCACCTTCGTACCGTGCTTGCGGAAATCCGGCAGTGCCTTCCGCTGAGCGTCTGCCAGGGTCGTTTGGTAGCTCCAACCCATGTGCACCCATCCGGCCCCTGCCGTGCGGTGCGGGTGCTCCGCCGGGTAGTAAGCCCAGGTGGCGAACGTGGGAACCTTGCCGCCCTTCGCCTCACGAATGTGGTCTTCGCCGTTCGGGTGGCTGATCACGTATTCCGGTCGCTTCGCCATGGCCCTACTCCGTTTCGTCGTCCCTGCCTGCTGAGAAGATTTAACCATGCGCGTGCCCCCGGAAACAACAGAAGGGACCTACTCAATTGAGTAGGTCCCCCTAGGTGGTGCCTCAGGCAGCCGAACCGTGGTTCTCACCCCGGCACGAACAGTCGCAAGATCCGCGCTTCGCGTTCGTGCAACGGCCGTCGCAAACCTTGTCCGGGTTGTAAGTGGCACTCAGCGCTTCCACGCGCATCGGGCCGTGAGCGTCGCACCAAATCCCCCGGCGGCGCATCGGGGCTTCAATCCCAGCGGGCCGGAAGTAGGACGCGTTAAACAGGTTCTCAAGGCCGTTGTCCGTGCGGATGACCGGTGCGCCACCCACGACCGGGGCGAGGAACGGCTTACGCGCCTTGCAACCCTTGTGCTCACAGTAGGCGAAGAATCGCTCAGCCATGGTGTCCGCCCTTCGTCGTGTTCGTGCTTACGTGCCCAACCTACTCAATTGAGTAGGTGCCCGCAACTCGCCTAGTCCAGCGGTTCGAACATCCGCGTGAACTCTTCTACCGGCCGCCGGTGCTGCCACCCGGACGCACACCACGTGTAGTGCACCCAACCGCCGGACACGGAGTCCACCACCACGGCCAGCGTGCGGGAATTCGTCGCGCGGGTCCACACGCTGTCAGTCTGAACAGTCACGGTCGCTGCCTCTCTCGGCGGTAGTTCGAACGTCACACGGGGACGGGTGTCCGGTGCGTGCACTGCGCAGCAGAGAAGCCACACAGCGAGTAGGGCCGTAACGCCCCTCATGGTGCCTCCCAGGGCCTAACAAGGCAGGGACGGGATGAGTGCCCGTCCCCACCTAGAAAGGCTCTTAGATGCCCGCTCCGACCGTTGCGGCCCACGCCTGGAAATCAAGCGGGGCGTAGTAGCCATCCGTGTCGGCAAGCCCATCCGAGATGTACCGGCCGTAAGCCTCGCTCAGCTTCGGCGTGCGCTCCACCTTCCGGGCGTCCATCCGCTCACGCATGGCAGCGAAGTACGCGGCACGCTCCGCCCGACGCTGGGAAACCTTGCCCATGGGCTTGACCGGTGCGGCAGCCTTCGCGGGCTCAGCAACCCACTTCTCAGAGATGATCCGGGCGGTACCGGTCACGTACTCCACGCCGTCCGCGTCGATGATCACCACGTCTACCGTGTAGTGGTTCGGGCCGATCGGGCGGCTTCGGTACCCGGCCACGGTGCCGGTCACAACCTTGTACGTCTTCGCCTTCGTGCTGCCCGTGTGCGCCGTAACCGTGTGGATCATGGTGTGTCCCTTCGTCGTGTTCGTGCTTACGTGGACCAACCTACGGGATCGCGTAGGTGCCCGCAACCCACGTACTCAATTGAGTAGGTCCCCGGAACGCAAAAATCCCCCATACCGGCGGTAACCGGCAGGGGGATTCCTGTACTGCGGTTCGGGCTATGCGGTGGCGTTGAGGCTGGTCACCGCTGCTGCGAGTGCCCGCGCCTTGCCTTCCTTCGAAGCCGCGACTTCCCGCAGCATGACCGATCCGTCCGCACCCTCAATCGTGACGAACAGTCGCGTTGCGTCCTTCTTGAGCGCAAGCGCGAAGATCCCCGTTGTGAGCACGCGGGTTGCCGTGATGCGCTTCGCTGCCTCGCCACGGTCCACCGTCACCGTTGCTCCGGCTACCGGGACGTCCGGCTGTCCCATGAGCTTGAAGACGCCATCTTTCACGCGGATTCCCAGGTGACCGGCATTTAGCTTGATCGGGTCGAGCGGCATTTCTTTTCCCCTCCTGAACACGGAATGTGCCCGCCGATCCTACAGGATTGCGCCCAATTGTCGATAGAGACTTTCGGCCGCTTCCCTTTCTAGGTGCAGCTTCGTACCGCCGACTACCCGACCCGCCCGGCGGACGATATCCAGCGTGATCGTTTTGCGGCCATCCTCCGTACGGCTAGGAATAGCGCGCGCCTCATTGCATACGGCGGATACGTTCGTTTCACGTTCCATGACTTCCCCTTGTGTCCAGAGAATCAATATGCCGGTAACGCCGAAAGCCGGGCATCACCCCGAAGGATGACACCCGGTAACGGTTTGTCTCTACTGGGGCGGAGGAACGGGAAGCGTCGCCACCTGGGGCACCCCCACGGGAGCAACCGGCGGAGCGGACTCCGTGCCGACTAGCGACGGGTTGGCGTAGGTATCCACGAAGTCCGGGGCCGGTGCAGCCTCAGCCGGTCCGACAGTGCCCACCGGGGCCGCATGGTCGCCCAGTACCGCCAGCGTGTCCGTGAACGCGCTCTTAGCCTGCTCTATGGCAGTCATCACGGCGTGCGCATGGTGCAGCGCGTCCAGGATGGCAGGGAAGCCCCGGGCCACGTCGTCCGGGTGAATCAGCGTCTCAGTGAACTTGACCGGCTTAGACCCGAAGAACAGTCGGGCCTTACGGATGCTGACTTTGTAGAAGCCGAACGCGTCAGCCTCAACCCGGTAGAAGAGCTTCCCGGCAAGCGCCGGAGCGCCCTGGGCCACTAGGTCTAGATCGTGCTTGATTCCCATTCGGTCTCTCCTAGTTGTCTTCGTTGATAAGGAACCGGGCGTAGCGCTCAGCGAATTCCGCGCGCTCCCGGAAACTCGCGCCGTCCATGAACCCGCGCGAATTCGTGGCTACCTTCGTGACGTGGGCTATGCCGATTTCCAGGGCTTCCGCCCGGGTAAGGGGCTTCGCCTGCTCTTCGCTCACTGTGTGTCCCCTGCCAGGAATCGGGCGAGGCTTACCACGTCGTCACAGTAGAGCCCTTCGGGCCACTCGACTTGACGCGCTACGCCGTACGCAATGCGGAAGATGTCCAGCCGCTCAGCGATGAACCGGGCTTGTTGGTCAGCCGGTCGCCACGGTGGCGGCATGTCCGGATCGGGCTTCACCACGTGCGCACGCGCTCACCGAGAAGCTGAGACCTGAGAGCCTGCTCAGCCGGAGTGCCGAAGCGGCTTGCCGGGGCTGTACGCGGCTTCGGCCGGTTGGCCTGAGTGACGCGCTCGGACTCTTCGAGAAGCCACGTTGCAAGCTCCCGCGCCTGAACCGGGGTCATCTTCGCCCGGTCGCCCGGAACGGCAATCGAGATGTGCGCCGGTTCCTTGTCCATGGTCCATGCCAGCACGCGCCCCGTGTCCGCCGTGAGCGTGGCCGTTGCCTTCTTCTCTACGCGAATGGTCATGTGCTCTCCCTAGTCCGTGATGTCGGTAGTGCTGATCAGGGTTACGTGATTGCGGTTAAAAAGCGTCTGGCCGAATTCGCCGGTTCGCGCGTGCTCTTCCGGCACGTCGTATTCGTAAACCGCGAAATCGTGGGCGAAGAGCAACACTCGCCATTCGTGCTCAAACCATGCATTCAGCGCGTACAGCGAGTTGAACGCGCAGTGTTCCGTGTCGCCTATGCCGGTCAGCGTCCGATCCCAGTAAGGGGACGGGTGCCGGTCGTCGCAGTGTGCGTACCGCATTTCGTTGAACGCGTCGGCAATGTCTTCCGGGACTCCGCCGCTTGTGTACGGGCCGGAAGGGAATCCGTTCCGATCCTTGTGCTTCCGGTGTGCTACTCGCCAAACCCGCACGGTCTCTCCCACCGTGAGTGCCTGTTGTGCTTCTTGCGTGCCCGTAACGGGATTCGAACCCGCGTCTCCCCTTGCGCATCGGGGGCGTCCTACCGCTGAACGATCCGGGCTGAGGGGCCGAAGCCCCGTTGTGCTAGTTCAGGAACCGGGCCGGAGTGGTGCGGCTGCCGGTAACCCGAATGGTGGTGGTGCCGTGGTAAGCCGTGAGCGCGTCCGCGTGGCGCAGAGTGCGGAGGACGTTCGACGCGTGAACTCCGCTGAGCCGAACCGTGCTGATCACTTCGCCCGCCCCGTTGTGCGTGACGAACTCCGTGTCTTCGCCGATCTGAAAGGTGCGGACCGTGCTGCCGTCCGACAGGTTGTAGCTGTCCATTGCCGCCATTGCCGTACTCCGTTTCGCTGGTCTCACTTAGGGGCTAGGGGGTCGATTGCCTGCCGCTTACGGCTGACGGCCCACGTTCTTTGCGGCGGCTTCGGTCAGTTCCGCAGCGTGCTCCGGCGACGTCGCCACGGCCTTGACGTAGCGCTTAGCGAAGGACTTGAGACCCTTCGTGCGGGCCGGACGGAGGTTCCCAACGGCAGTGCCCAGGAAGGCGGCAAGCTCAGCGTCCCGGTTGTCCTCACGGCCATAGCCGAAGTCCTCAACCCCGCCGATACCGAAGCTGTGCCGGATGACGTCACGCTGTCCCTGGCCCATCAGGTCCAAGATCGCGTTAACGATCGCGTGCTTCCGGCGGGACTCATCTGCCGTGAAGTCAGCAGACGTGAGCAGGTCTTCCGGGATGCCCAGGGCGGAAGCGAGGGTGTCCGCGATCGAGTCGGTTCCTTCGTCCGGGTCTCCGGGCGTGAACGCGTCGAGAGAGTCAGTCCCCTGCCACGCAAGCCGGGCAGCGTTCGCACGGTCCGCGCTCAGGCGACGTCCCTTAGGCGGAACGGTCTGGGACAGCTTCTCGGCAAGGTGCCCGTCATTGTCGGCAAGGGGCAGCATGCTCAGGAAGACCTTTAGTGCGTCGCTGTCGGCACCGGGGGTCCGCTCTTCCCGCACAGCGTCCAACAGACGGCGCTCTACGGTGGCGTAGACGAAGCCGTAGAAGGAATCGACGCTGTCACCCTCGAAGCGGCTCAGGGACTCCCACACGGCCACACGGCCGATCTGTGCGAACTCTTCTACGTGGTCCAGTGCCCGGCGGGAACCGTCGCGCATCCGGCTAGCGGCCCGGTTGGCAAGCGCCATGACCCGGGACTCCGTCGCCTTGATCACGTCCGTGGTGGCGTTGAGGTCATTGCCCTGAGCGGCGCGGATGGTGTCGAGAGTGAGGCTGTCAGACATGAGCGTGTGTCCTTCCGGTTGGTCTCACTCGGAAGTGAGTGAGTCGATTGCCCGGAAGGGGCTCAGTGCGTGTGGCCTAGGTCACAACCTGTTTTAGGCAAGGGGGTGCCGAGGACAGGCCGAACGGGAGACGCGACGAACCAAGCCCTACCCGGGCGTTTGCTTTGACCGGGGCTTGATCAGGGCGTCCGTCGCTGCGATGCCGTGAACCTACGCCGTTGCGTAGGTGGTGGTCCACGGTTGTTTGCGTACGTGACACGGGACACGGTGTGTAGGTTGTGTGGGTTTCTAAGGTGAGACCCGCCCTCAACCTTCGGGATGATAAGAACGATCTTGGTTACGCGGCCGTAACCAACAACATGCAAGGTGCACGCGTTCGACGGCCCGTCAGAAGAAAGTTCTAAAGAATCTTGGTCCGGGGACCTACTCAATTGAGTACGTCACGCAACGCAAAGAGCCCCGCCACCCGGAGTAGCAATCCCAGGTGACGGGGCTCACAATGTGACTAGAAGTCAGCTCCGTACAGGCTTCCCCACGACCGACCCTTGATCTCCCCGGACGCCACGATCGGCACCCCGAACAGGTCAAAGGTCATACAGCGCTCAATCTCGCGCACAACGTCCATGGCTTCCGCTTCCGGGGCAGACCCGACCACTTCGTCATGGATCGGCAGCCGGAGCGTGTCCAACAGTCCCGCGTCCTCCATATTGATCAGGGCTTGCCCCAGACAGTCACGGGCCGCCGACTGACAGGCGTAGTTCACAACGGCGTAGGCCCGGTGTCGGTCAAGGGGCATCCGTCGCCCAGTGACCGAGACATGCACCATGCCAGTCTGGTAAGCCTCACGCTGCCACCGGGCGGACGCACGGCGGATCTCCGGGAACACCCGGTCATACTCCGCGAACGCGTGCCGGATCTCATCCTCTTCGGCCCCGGTCTGACGCGCGACCGTGCCAACCCCGCCGCCGTACACCTTGCCGAACCCGGCACCCTTGAAAATCTTTCGGTGCTTCGGAGTGGCGTCAATGCCCTTGATTAGCTGAGCCGTGTAAAGGTGGATATCGAAGTCAGACCCGCCGGAAGCGAATCCCTCTTTCATCCTCTTGACGTCTGCCAGCGCGGCCAACACGCGCATTTCGATTGCCTGAAAGTCCACGGAGAACCAAAGCTCACCGGGCTCCGCCAGCATTGCGCGCCGGATCATCCAATCGGACGAAGGCAGCGTTTGAAGCGCCGGACGGGTAATCGACATACGGCCCGTGCGTGCTTGCATGGAATTGATGAACGGGTGAATCCGCCCGTCCGCGTCCATGGTCTCAAGGAAGGTGTCCGCGTACGTGGTGCACCACTTGCCCGCACGCTTCGACCTGAGCACCGCTTCGGCAAGCGGGTTGCTGTCCCTGAGCCCTTCGCGCTGCCAGTCCCGGTCAAGGTCCGCCAGCGCAAGCAACACGGCTTTATCGACCTTGACAGCGCCGGATGCCGTGGTCTCCGTCAGAACTTCGCCCATAGCCATAAGGGCCTCAGCGATTTGCCGGGTCGAGTTGACGTTCTCCACGCCGTAGGACGCTGCCACGTCCCGGTACTTCTCTTCCTCTTCCCGCAGCATGCCGGACAGCGTGTGCACATAGTCCACGTCCAGCACGATTCCGCGCCGTTGCATGTGGGCACAGATACGGGCTATTTCGTGTTCGTACTTGATCAGCCGGTCCCGCACGCCGAGTGCGTCAAGCTCAGCCACCAGGCACGGCAACAGGCGCGCGGTATAGATCACGTCTAGACCCGCGTAAAGGTTGTACGTCGGGTGATCCAGCGGGATGCCTGCCCACCCGGTTGCCTTCGTGAGACCCATCGACCGGAACACGGCCGTAAGGTCGCCCTGAGTGTCCGGGGCGTCCGGGTCGAACCAGTAGGCGGAAAGCGGCTTAAGGCCGGTCCCTATGCCGCCTTCCTGGGGCTGTCGCGGGTCCACAAGCCCAGCGAGTAGGCGAGTGTCCACCGTGCGCGGAGCAAGGCTCTCAAGGGACGTGTCCGCATGCCGGTCCAAGACCAGCCAATCAAACGGCGCATTGTGAATCAGGAACTTCGTAACGACCTTGAGCGCCCAGGATGCCGCACCCTGGAAATGCCCCCCGCGCTCCCAGTGAATTACCCATGCGTCGTTTGCGTCGCCGAATTGCACAGTGCGTAGCCGGTAGCCCGGACCGAATATGTCAAGGCCGGTCGTTTCCGTGTCCAGCGCGATAGGGCCACGGCGGTTTGCATCGCGGAGCCACGTGCGGAATTTCGACAGGTCGGCGAGGGTCTGCGGAACGTGGACGGTTACGACGTCGCCCGCTACCCGGTGCCGGTACTCGATCATGCGTGAGCCCTCCAAACACGAAGGGCACCCACTCAATTGAGTAGGTGCCCCTGTGACTCTCTGTGTAGCGGACTAGGCCCGCGATGTCCGTTTCTTACCCGTATACCCGTGGCCGGCGTGCCCCGCGGAATTCACTCAGCGTCACGGGAGAAGATCCCGGGACCGGTCGCCTTCGTGCCCGTCGGAGGGATGCGGCAGCCGATCAGGACAATCCCCTGTGCCCGCTTCCGCCGGGTCACTCCGCGCTCTTCCATGGCCCCATAGAAGGCACGTCGGGTCCACCGTTCCTTGAGCGGCAGATTCTCGGCTTCGCACCACTCAAGGTAGGCATTGAAAGCCGCCGCTCCGTCGATTGCCTCGCCTTCCTCGCACGGCTCAAGTACGCCCGGGAAGAATCCGGCAAGCGCGTCTGACGTCTCCCGGTATTCCTTTGTCGCCTCAGCGATGATGGCCGGATCTTGCAAGCCACCCGCGAACCACTCGACAGCGCCACGAACGGCCCACGCTGCAATGCCCTGGGATTCCGCCAAAAGCTTTGCGTCAAGGGTGTAATCCCGCTCACTCGGCGCAAAGTAGCGCTTGAAGGGAATCATCTTCACGCGCCGCCAAAGCCCCTCATCCTGGCCCCGGAATTTGGGCTTATGATTTGTGGCCAGCATGAGCAAAAACCGGGGCTTGAAAGTGAAGAATTCCTGTCGGAGAAAGCGCGCGGCTATCTCGTCCTTTCCGGTCACGCGCTTGAGAACCGCTTCGGACATAGGCTTGCCCGATTCGCCTTCGGACGCCATCACAAGCCGTGCGTCTCGAAGTGCCGCTAGGTCGTTGGGGATGCCGCCGGATGCCTTGTCTTCGAACGTGGCGAAAGGCGTTGTCTTGGACAGGGGCCGGAACACGGACCCAACGGTCTCCGTGAACACGGACTTTCCGTTAGCACCCTTGCCCCAGAACACACAGAAGCACTGTTCGGCCACGCTGCCGGTAATGCCGTAGCCCACCATCCGGCGCATGTAGTCCACTAGTTCCGGGTAGTCCGGGAAAATCTCGGCGAGGAACGTTTCCCAGCGCGGACACGTCGCCTCAGGGTCATAGTCAATGTCCATGGCGTACGTGAGCATGTCCGCTTTCGAGTGTTCCCGGAGCCTGCCCGTGCGGAGATTCACCGTGCCGTTCCGGAACGAGAGCAGGTCTTCCCGCGCGTCGAACGCTTCCGCCTCAACGGCCACGCTGGGCACTGCCCGAAGCTCACGCATGAGTGAGTCAATGTTCCGCGTGAGCGTGAACCCCTTCGCGGTCTTCCTCAGCTTCTCCCCCGGGTCGTCCTTCGGGTCTCCACCCTTCGCCCGGTGCTCAGCGGACTTCTCAGCGGCAGCCACCGTGAGCGCCGCACCCATGTAGTGAATGGCTTGACGGACGCGCGTCTCACTGCGCTCCCAAATGGTCCCGTTCCACACGTAGAAGCCAAGACCCGGGGCGTACTTGATCCGGCCCCCGGTGAACGTCACCAAAGCGTGTGCGTTCAGAACGTCGCTGGACCCGTAGCGCTCCATAAGCTCAGAGACCAGCCGGACGGCCCTACGCGCTTCGTCAGCGTCCGGAATCAGTGCCCCGGTGTCTCCGTCCGGCACGGCCAATCCGTGAGCCCCAGGGAGCGTCTGAGCGCCCTTGACAGCCTCATGCAGCAGCACCGGGAAGGCACGCGGGCCGACACGCTCACGCCAGTCCGTAAGGTCCGCACCCGCGTACGGGATCTCAAGGGTTGCCACGGACACGCCGAGTGCCGCAAGCCCATCCGCGAGACGCTTCGTGAAGCCGTTTCCGGCCGTGTCGTTGTCCCCACAGATGATGACCTGAGACCCGCGAAGCCCCGCCGCAAGTTCCGCGATCAGGTCCGGCGACACAGCGAGGGAAGCACCCCGGATCGCTACCGCGTCGTACCCGCACGAAACCGCTGTGAGCGCGTCTCCCGGCCCCTCAGTGACCAGGACAACCCCATAGCCACCCTGCCCCCTGAAAACCCCGTAGGGAGCCCACCGGAAGCCCTCAGGGTTCATCAGGGACACCCACCGGCCCGGACAGTCGCCGGACAGGTCCCGACCCTGCAACCCGCGCGGCTCACCATCGAAGCCCCGGAGCGGAACCGTAAGGCGAGGGAACGCGAGATACGAGCGGGACAGGTACGGCAGCACGGACGAAGGCGGCCCGCCAGCGTCAACGCCGATACCTAGTTCGGCAGCCGTGTCTTCGTCCAGACCGAACCGCCGAGTCATGTAGCCCCGCGCCTGAGCGGCGAGAGAAGACGTGAAGTCGAGAAGGCGGAACGAAGCCTGTTCGGCGTAGTCGGCAAGCTGAGCCACGTACGCCCCGGACACAAGCTGTGCCCGCTCAGTCGGAACCGTGAGGCTTTCCCCGGTGGCGTTGAACATGTCCGCCCAGGAAAGCCCCACGGCCTTGATCACATCTTCGGTCTTGCATCCGACACGGCACGTCATGCGGACTTTGTTGTCTTCGCCGCGCCATACCCGGAGCGACGGACGGGAGTCACCGTGCGCCGGACACAGCGCGAGATAGCCCCCGTCCTGCTCTTCGCTCACGTCAGTGAAGCGGCCCAGAATTTCGCCGAACTGCATTGGGTTCCCTTCGAAGTGCCTTCACTGACAAGTGAGTGAGTCGATTGCCTAGCCTTCGAGCACCGCCTTAAGGGCCGTGATCATGTCTCGCACTTCGTCCGCCGTCGCGTACACGGTCGAGTCGTGCGGCTCACCCGCAAGCGAAATGGTCACCGCGTATTCGTCGCGCGGCCCCTTCTCCGCTTCGAACGTCCACGGAAACCAACCGGGGTCATTCGGCGTGACGATTGCGAGCATGCGCACTCCCTAGAAAGGCAGATCGCCCGGACCGAACGTCTCGGCCCATTCGGCGAGGGTCTTAGCCCCCTTCCGGAGATTGCACGTCCGGCAGGCAGGCACGATGTTGTGTTCAGCGTCGGCCCCGCCCTTCGAAAGCGGGTGCACGTGGTCAAGGTGGGTTGCGGTTGCCTCGCAGTAGCAACACCGCGATTTCCAGCGCCGGAGAATGGCTAGGCGCGAATACTCCACGTGCTCTACGCCGTACGCCTCAGCGCGCCGCTTGTGCGTGACCGTGTGGCGCTTGTCCGGCGGTAGCTTCCGGTAGTAGTCCTTACGGTGCTGAGCCTGCCGTTTCCGGCGACACGTGGCACACGCGGAACTCTCCTTCTTCGCCTTACCGGCTAGGAACTGTTCAGCGGGCTTTCCCCGCCCGCATAGTCGGCATACCTTCACTTGAGTCCCCTTGCTAGTTGCTGAGCGCGCCGGATGGCGTCCCAGTGGTCCCAGTAGGTGAGGCACGGCAGGGTTTCCCACGGCCGGAACACTCCCCACACCCCGCCGCACTTCTGTACGGTCCAGCGGCCCCGGAACATCACGGCTGTAGCAGGTGGTAAAGGTCGCCCGGAGTCACGTCACCCGGTATCCGGCCGTCGCTGAACAGGTGGACACCCGCCATGTCATAGGCGAAGTCCACTAGCTGACTGCAAATCATGTGGTCGGAGTTAGCCACGAAGTCCCGCACGAAGCGCGGACGAATGCCGAACGTGGCAAGCCCAATCGACCCGTAGTCAAGGAAGCTGTAAGGCGTGCCCACCAGCGAATAGCCGGTAGACACGATCACCTGCCGTTCCCAGTCCGTCAGCCGGATAACGTCGCTGGACCACACAACAGGCGCGTTGGCTTCGCTCAGCGGGATGCACTCGGCCCCGCCCGGCATTGCCTGAACTACCTTGCCGTCCCCCACGTACAACATGGCGTGCTGTACGGGAGCGCCGTCCCCGATCAGCCGTTGCCCCAGTGCGATTGCCCGCCCCGTGAGTCCTTCTATGCGGGTGAGTGCGAAGTCACCCGGTCTGGGCTCAGCCATTCAGCCACCTAACCTCAGCGCCACGCCCGATTGCATGGCGGATTGCGTCCGTGTACCTGGGCCACTCAGCCCACGTTCTAAGCCCCGGGTCCAGCCACAGCACGTCACCCGCGCCCATTGCCCGTACGTCGCCGGTTGGCAGCGTGTTGCCTGGTCTGATCACCCGGTCCATGAGCCTCCCTCCGCCTACTCAATTGAGTAGGTCCCTCAACGCCAAAAGGGCCGGACGCTCCGCTATGGGAACGTCCGGCCTATGGCCCTAGCTAGGCGCGGATGGTGAACTCTCGCGCGTCCGTGTACGGCTTGCCCTTCGCGTGCGCCTTGATACAGCGCTGAGCGGCCTTGACTGCCGAGTGCCGGAGGTGCGTCTCACCCTCGCCGACCACTTCGCGCGCCACCCCTTCGGGCACCTTGCCGCCTAGCCACACCCGCCAGCGATAGGCACTCTCGGCGTAGTTGTGCAGCGGGTCAATCCGGACCGTGTAGTCCCTCACTCGTCCCCTTCGGCAAGGTTGGACATGACCCCGGAGTGAATCAACCGCACGTGCTCAGCGGAGATCCACGAAGACCGCAGCGTCTCGCGCTGAGTGAGCCCGTACCCGGAGTCAACTCCCGTGGGCTGGACTAGCAGCATGGCGCGGAGCCTGCCACCGGCCATTTTCGCGGTCGCTTTCATGATTACGGCGTCCGCCATTCGCACCCGGTTACCGGCGCGAACCGCATAGGTGATCAGGTCCCCCGCGAAAAGAGCCTCCCCCGCGTAATCGGCAACGCTGCCTCGCTTACCCAAAGTCGAACCCCGCTTCGTCGTCAACGCCAAACCTTCGGCGTCGCTCATGGATCACGTACGGGCGCTCAGCCGGTGTGAACTCCCATAGGGGCCGCTGGATATCGACATCCGGCAGCCCCCGGAGAATGGACGCGAAGTCCCTTACGGTGTGGGACACGATCAGCGCTCTTCGGCAATCGCATCGTTGTACGCGCCGACCACGTCAATGACCGGCTTCCGGTAGGACACTCGGCCGTACGTGTCGCTGTCGAACTCGACAAGCTCAAGGCGGAGCACGCACAGCGCCGGACCGTTCACGGCGTCAAGCGCATCCTTGACTTCGTGCAGGGTCTCAAGGAACTTCCAGCCGGTAGACGTGAGACGCGCGCGGCCCAGGTCGTAATCCTCGGCAAGGCGGAAGTCCACCGTGACGTGAGGCGAGGGACCGCGCTTCTTAGCGGCAGCCGCCTTCCGATCCTTGAGCAACTTCGGGCAGCCGCACGGGTCTCCGGCATCCTCCGGCGGAGAGAGGAAGTAAACGCCGTCGCACTCATGCTCCGGGCCGTGAAGCCCCCACTTGATCAGCCGGTCATCTACGTCCTTCGCGCTGTCGATGACGATTTCGACCGAGTCACGCGCGGTAAGGACCTGGAGATAGTCCTCCTTTGTGGTCTCCCACTCCGTGACCTCACCGCCGAGAAGCTGAGCGATGGCGTCCGCCGTGTCCTTCTCAGCGGTAGTGACCCGCCACTCCGAAAGGGACATCGGCTTGCCGGTCACCGGGTTTTTCATGCCGGTCCGGAACAGGAAGTCCGGAGTCTCGTAAACGGTCTTCTCGCGCTTCTCAGGCTTCGCGTCCGGGTCAGTGTCGAAAATCTGAACACCCATGCTGGTTCTCTCCATTTGTGTAGCGACGTTGGCAAGGGGGACGGGCGGGGTTTGCGCATGTCTCATCCGCCGGACGAACCGGGTTCATCTCGCTGCGCTTTCCGGCCGCTCCGTCCCCCTCTACTTAGGGGCTAGTGAGCCGATTGCCAGCCACTCAGCGGCAGGAAGGGTCACCCTTGACGACTGCCGGAGCGCCGTACGCCGAGTCACCGTGATAGGTCACGTACAGCCGGTTTCCGTGGTCACACTTCGTGGCAAGGTTGTTGAACCCGTCCGGCATTTCGATGACGTCCGCCGGGGCACTGTTCGTGGTGCCGGAGCGCGGGGCGTCCCTGAACGGCTCTACGTACTTGTCACCGCACGCGGACAGGGCCAGTAGCCCCACGGACACGCCAGCGACGGACAGCGCGATACGACGTCGGTTCATGTTCACTTCGCCCTTCGCTGAGTACCGGTGACAAGCTCTCCGTACGACTTCGCCAGGGGCTTACCTAGGACCGTCTTGGAAATCTCCCGGTCCCAATCGAAGATGTGCCGCAGCGAAAGGAAGACCTCAAACACGTCCCGGTCGATACGCACGGGCTTGAATGCCCACTGATCGGCAGTGATGTGGAGAACGGCCCCGCCGTCGAATTCCGGCATGGGGTCAGAAGTGCCGTCCGGCGAGATGATGCGGTCCGCGAATGCGTAAGCCGCCATCTGCAACGCGACTTCCGGATAGGTGTTCTTCCCGGTCTTCCAGTCGCCCATAACCAGCGCGGGAACGCCCGAACGGTCCGGCGTGGGCTTCCTGGTCTCCGGGTCAACCCAAATCCGTAGCATGCCGTCGAACGAACCGGCATAGCCGTGAGTGTCAGACCAGGCGACGTCTTCCGCGCGAACTAGCTCCGGGTTTACGGCGTCCAGGAACTCAGCGAAGTGACGCCGGTACGGCTCCATATCCAGAGAGACGCGCCCGACGTGCTCACCCCGGATCATGCGCTCAAACAGGTCGTGCGCTTCGCTGCCGATATCCGCACGCGTCTTCGTGTAGCGACGTGCCGCGCCGGACAGGTACGAGATTGCGCCGTCCCGGTCCCGCTCCGCCATCTTCGCCACGAAGTCCCATGAGTCAACGGCAAGCTCAGCGGTCATCTTCGCTGCCCAGTGCTGGAGAAAGGGCTTTGCGAGCATGCCGATAACCGACGTCACACCGGGAACCTTGATCTCCGGCGTGTCGGTATCGAAGTAGAAGCGTCCGCCGCCCTTATGGACAGTGCGTATAGCCATCCGTGGTGCCTCCCTAGGCTCCGTGTGTTGGTCTCACTTAGGGGCTAGGGAGTCAGTTGCCCGGTGACGAAGTGACGCGGTGGCGCACGCTTCCGGTGGGCTCTACATGGCTTGTATCTGTTCTATGAGTGGTTCCCAAGTAATAGTCACTACGTCACTTCGTCACTGTGCGGCCCGCTGAGGGCATGAAAAAGCCCCGCCCGACCACTGGGGCCAGACGGGGCTATGAGGGGCGGAGAGGGACGCTCAGCGCTTCCTAGGCGGTAGCTTGCCGAAGAGCTTGAACGACACGTGCGCCTGTACGTCTTCGGGTTCGTGCCCGTCGCATATGAACTGACCTAGGCACTCGAACATCTCGGCATCCGGCTTCCGCACGCCGCACAGACAGCACGGAACATCGGTCACGCGAACCGCGCCTTATCCATCGCTGCCCAGGTCTCACGGGTGAGCGGCGGAAGGGTCTCAGCGAAGGCAGCCATCCACACGCGGGACTCTTCGATCATGTCGGAGAACAACTCCACCCAATCGCACCCGTCAAGCTCAGCGCCGGTTACTTCGGTAAGGTCCCCCAGCATCCGCCGGGCCGCACTCTCGAAGTCGGCAAGGGAATTCAGTGGGCATGACTCCCCGATCGTGGCCCCGGTGTTGGGGTTGTCGTTGCCGAGAAGGGCGTAAATCCGGCTGGTGGTGTCCGCGCTCATGGTGTCTCCCTTGTGTCTGCCTATGGGAACGGCCCCGGAGTCTGGCCCCGGGGCCGTCGAGTGAGTCGATTGCCTGCCGCTCACCTACTCAATTGAGCAGGTCACACGCTCAGTTCCGCAATCAGGGCCTTGATCGTGCCAAGCTGAGCGTTCAGCGCGTCCAGCGTCTTGGACTTGTCTTCGTCGTCCAGCTTGCCGAAGACGTCCACCTTCAAACCCTTGTTGGCCTTCGTCAGCTTCGTGATGTAGGCCGTTGCGTACTCGATCGGGTCCACCGGGGCAGCCTCAGCCGCGCCTTCTCCCGCACCCTCGCCACCCTCGCTGTCACCCTCGCTGGGCTTGTCCGCCGCCTCAAGGGCAGCCTTCGCCTTAGCGGCCTTCTCACGCGCCGCTTCCGCCGCAAGCTCCGTGCGACCCTTCCGGGGCAGCGTGACACCCTTCTCCGCGTACAGGGCGTACACGGCTTCCGTGTAGGACTCTTCGGCCCCCTTCTCGTCCGCAAGCTGAATGGTCGGGAACAGGGACCGGATCTCATCCGGTGTCTGAACGGTCTCAAGGTCCCGAAGGAACTTGACCAGGACATCCGAGCGCCGGTTCTGAGTGGCCTTCTGAATGGACGCGTGCATTGCCTTCGCGTCTACGTCGTCCGCCGCGATCTCCGACAGGACAATGCCGTAGGTGTCCTTCGAAGAGTCCTTAGCGGGCTTCGTCTCGGCGTTCAGGTCCGGCAGCCCGGTCTTCGGGTCGATGATCTTGAGCCGCTGGGCAAGCTGAATCTCACCCACGGAGCGGGCAAGGTCCACCATCTTGAGCCCGACCTTGATACCCTCGCGGATCTTCTTCGCGCCTTCGTCCACCAGCGCGGAGACACCCTCAATCTCCCGGTAGTCGGTCGGAAGGGCAATCTCCGTGGACGGCTTCACGATCTCCGCGTCGAGCGCGTCCGAAACTTGCTTCTTAGCCGTGGCCCGGAAGGCGGCAACACCCTTGCCGGACAGCCGCTTGATCATCTCGTCCGTCTCGGCGAACAGGGCCTTAACGGCCTCTTCGTTGTCCTCAGCGCGTAGGCTCAGGATGCGCTCAGCGTTGGCGGCAATGGTCTCAAGGGCCGCCTTGCCTTCGGGCTTCGTGACGTCGTACTTGACCTCAGCGGTGGCCGTGTCGGTCGCGGTGCTCTTCGCTGCCATGGTCTTGCCCTTCGGCTTGTGCTTCGTGGTGGACTTGCGAGGCTTACTGTAGCACTCCGGGCAGACCTCCGCAGACGATTCCGAGGAGAACATCTCATCTGCCGTGAAGCGCTCCGCACCCTGGGACAGAAGGTCCGGGGAGCACAGCGTGTTGAACCCTTCGGGGAAGGCGTGCCACTCGTCCGCGTCGCCCGCCGTGATGATCTCCCAGACCTTCGCGTCCATGATCCCGCCCCTTCGTCGCTGTCGTGTGCTTGCAATGAGGAACCTACGCACGTTCGTAGGTGCCCCGCAAGCCACGTACTCAATTGAGTAGGTCAGTCAACGACGAAAGCCCCCCACCCGGTGAGGGGTGAGGGGCACTGGTCTAGCTACTTGCCGACTAGTTCGTCTACGCGTCTATGCAGCTCAGCGACCGAGAAGGCGTTCAGGATCATGGCGTCCGGCGTCCACCGGTCTAGCCCCACTTCGGACTCATGCCGGTCCGCCGGTGTGTCGGTCGTCACAGAGTCCGGGCGGACCACACGGATCATGCGGAAGCCACGGGCCTTGAGAGCTTCGGCTTCGTTCCGGTACCGGACGTCAGTCACCACAACGGGCAGGGACCACTTATCGGCGTTGTCCACCTTCGGCAGCAGTAGCCGAATCCAGTAGTCCGGATCTAGTGCGCGCTGAGACTGGCCCAATCGCTGTAGCGTCCGGCGTACTTCCGGGTAGTTGTCCTTCGCGTACTCCCACGGGTCGCCTTCGGTCTCTTCGGCGAGAATGTCACTGAGCCGATAGGTACCGCCGAACCTGTCCGATTCCATGATCGGGTCTAGGGCCAGGGCCATTGTCTTGAGCGGGTCGGCGAATGCGATCCGGGTATAGGCGTGCTCCGCGCATAGGCGAAGTGCCACGGTGTCTTTACCGCTCCGCATGCGGCCCATAAGCGCGATGTGTTGGGGCATTCGGCCTTCTCTCCCTAGCCGGTGTTCTCAATTAGGGGCTAGGGAGTCGATTGCCTACCGCTTTCGCTTCGCCACGGGAACGGCCTTCGCCGCATTCTTCGCCGCACGCTGGGCAGCCTCGCCGACACCTAGCAGCGCACCCGCGCCGGTAAGCACCGCGTCCACAGGAACCCCGGGCCGGTAGTGCGCGAACACCACCACGGCCACGGACAGCACCGCGTAAAGCCGGGTTGCGTGCGCCTTCGTCCAAGCCTTCAATTTGTCACGCTCCGTGAGATTGGGCCAGACGCCGGCCACGGGCGCATGCCCCTAAAAACGGACACAACACCCATGACCAACGTCACGGCCTGTTAGCGCGGGACCTTGAGCTTGTCCCACGTGGTCTTGCCGGGCGGCCACTTCGCAGCAGCACCCTTGTAACCACACTTTCGCTGCCACGCCTCATACGACGCGACGTCACCGGAACCGATCACGTCCGCGCCCGCACTCGACTTGTACTTGTTGCAGCCCACGGCCACTAGGCGCGCGTGCATTGCCCGAACGATCGGGGACTTACGGCCCTTAGAGAACCAGGCAGCACCCGGGAACGGCTGATAGGACGGCTTCGCCGGAGCCTTTACGGGCGGCTTCGGCTTCGGGATCAGCGCGGTAGCCCACGCCTTGAGCGCCCCCAGGCTGGAGAAGTTAGCGACGTCGTGATCAATGCCGCCCGCTTCGCTGTACTGGTGGAACACCCATGGGTGATTGACGTCCGGGTGACCGGCGGGACTGTTCGGATCGGCGATCCATAGGCCATCCGCCGCGTAATTCTCGCTGTCCCGCGACTTCCAAAACGACTTGTTGCAGTACAGGACAACCCGGTAGGTCGGAGCCTTCGCCTTTACGCGCTTGATCCACGCGTCTCGGTCAGCCTGAGTGGTCTTCGCCTCTTCCCAGTCATACGCGATGATGTCGCCCGGCTTTAGCTGAGCGTGCGCTAGGAAGTAATCGGCCTGAGCCTCAGCGTTGCCGTGGTGCGCGAAGTGGTAATGCCCCACGACTAGCCCAGCGGACCGGCCGTGAGCCACCTGAGCCGCGTACTTCGGGTTTACGTATCCGGTGTTCTCCGTCGCCTTCACGAAGACGAAGGACAGCCCCGCAGTGCTGTACGTGCTCGACTGATACGACGCAACGTCAATACCAGAAACGGTCATGCGAAATCCCCTCCTAGGGAGCCCCGCCCGGGAATGGGCGGGGCGATACTGCTAGTCAGTGGTCCAGTTAGTTCCGCCGCCAAAGCCGATCCAGTTAGACCCCAGGGCCACGCCGCTACCGATGATGAAATCTCCGGTAGTGCGGATTTCCGCTCGAACGGTTCCCGTGTACGCCGGAGCGACAGCGCTAGTGGAGCACTGAGACTCCACATAGCCACCGGACGGACCCGCCGGACGGAAACCCACGGGGATAAGCGCGGTAAGCGTCTCGGCTGCCGGAATGTTGCCCGCACTCCGCGTGATCCGGCCACGTAGCTGAACAAAGGTGCCCGTCCGGCGAATCGACAGCGCGGGAGCGTTCGTGCTGAACCACACATAGCCCGTGGGCATAGGGAGCGCCACCCAACCCGTGTCATACACCTGCCACGCGGACCCGTCCCACCGCTCAAGGGTTCCCGGTATCGCGCCGTCCCGGTACTGCCCCACGTACGCGCCCGAAGACGTGCTAGCGGCTGCAATGCCCGTGCCTAGCGCAACTGTCTTTCCGTCGCCGCGTACAGCCCACGCCGTACCCGCATTCGAGTAGAGCTGAACACTGTTCGCGTCTACGGCCGGAGCACCGACATTCTTGAGAGCGAACGCACCTGCAACGCTGAGCTTGGACGAAGTAACCGGAAGGGTGGTGTTGACTGCCAGCGCACCCGTAGCCCGGTCCGCGTAAAGGACCGTGTACTTGAACGCTCCCGCGTCATCCCGCGCGCTCAGCCGGAAGTTAGATCCCGTGCCGCTTCCGGTCTCCGCCCCGTCGTCCACCTGAATTTGCCAGCGGTTCACACCGGCAGTCTGCAAGTTGAATGAGCGGTATCCGCCCGCTGCACCCGTAACCGCAATTCCGGTGTTCGTGGCAGGCATAGCCCCGACGTCAGAAGCGGCCAGCGTGACGGAAGAACCGGTCTTGCCGTTGACCGTGGTCACTACGCCAGGGTCACCCTTGAGCGACGCTAGCCACTGAGCCTCAGTCCCAACGAAGCCATCCGACACGGCAACTTCGTACGCGCTGAGCCCCGGAACGGGCGTGTAGACGGGCGGGGCCGGATCGGTCGGAGCGACGTCCGCTAGGTCAATCTCCCCCATGCCGGACGTCAGTAGAAGCGGGTAAGTGCGCGACCCGGTAACCCCGGTGAGGTTTTCCTTCACGGTCCAGGACCAACCGTTGGGGTTCATGTCCGCGTAGTCAGTCGCCGGAAGGATCACCTCAAAGTGACCGTTCGCGTCTAGCTTCGCCACGACCGGGCCAGCGACGAAGAGATCAGAACCGGCGAAGGTCAGTAGCCCAGGGCCGGAGAAGGTGACAGAACCGGCTAGCGGGCTTCCGTCCGGGCCAACGTAGGTGCCGTGAACCCGAACGGTCGGGATGGCAGCCGGTAGGGCGTAGGTGGTCATGGTGCCTCCCTCAGGACCCACTCAATTGAGTAGGTCCCTAGCGTGCTAGTAGGTCTTCGATCCGGTTGCGTAGAAGGGCGTTTTCGTCGCTCAGTCGGCGAACCTCAGCGGTCAGGATCGAAACGTCCGCGTCAAGCCGGGTAGCCCGTGCCTTGTACGCCTCAGCTTCGTCCCGCCACGCTTCCCGCATGCCGGATTTCCAGCGCTGTAGTGAGTAGGCGACGAAGAGCAGGGCAGGGGCCGCACTCTCCGCCGTGGCAATCAACTGTGCTAGGTGCATTCGTGATTCCTAGAAGTAGGCTTCGGTAATGTCGCCCGCGCGTCCCCACGAAGAGCCTGAGCCCGTGATGTAGGCAACTCCGGCCGTAGTCGCGTCGGGAATTCGGTCCGCCGGAAGCCCCACGCAATATTGCATAGCGCTGATCGCGTACGACCCGTTGATTACGTTCGGGGCTACCTGCCCGTCCGGAATGGTCACCCATCCGGCGGTAGTGCTTCCGTCCCGTACCGTCAAGGCAATGTCGCCCGCGCCGTCAGCATCCGTGTAAAGGAAGCTAGCCGGAGCCTTCGCGTCCTTCGTGTACCGGAAGAAGGCACCTACTTGAAGGTGGTTCGGGTCGTACGCCTCAGGGCCAGTCTTGTACCGGTGCTGTAGCTCAAGGGTGTAGACGGACGTGTCTCCCGCGTAGTCCCACCCGAACGGGATTCCGTGAATCCAACGGAAGAGAACCTGCCCGATCGCGCGGGAAGCCTGCCCGGTGAGGTTCAGGACACTGGACGCGCTCACGCACGCCTTCGAGCCGTTACCGAAGTGCCGGAAGGTGGCTAGCCGGATCTCCGCCTCACGCTTGCCGGTATAGAGAAAGTCCGTGATGAACTTGCACTCGACCCGATCGAAGGTGAGCCCGGTAACGTCCGCGATACTCGCCGAAGACCAAACATTGCCCCCGACTAGGGGCCGGTCCTGGGCCGTCCACTCGACGCACGGATAGCGGTCAAAGCGGTTCAGCGGTTCGGGCTTGCGCTCAAGGGACGTGATGCGCTTCTGAATGTCGTTTAGGTCCGCCACCAGAGAAGGCGGAAGGGCGTTAGTCTGAATTCCCACTGAGGAATAGCTCCCTGTTAGCAAGCGAAAGGGTTACGGTCTCCGTGCCGTTGTCGTCAACGTCAACCTTCCGCTCAGTGATGGCGAAGGAATCGAGAAGCGCGACATAGCCGTAATCGCACTCGACCTCGACGAAGTCCCCGTTAGTGAAGGTCGTTGGGTCGAACAGGCCGGGGTAAAGGGTGAGCGTCGGCGAGGCAATCGGCATCCGGCCCACATTCGCCGCAGCGTTCGCCTTATCTAGAAGCGTCTGAGTTTCCTTGACGTCCGCGTAGGTTAGGACCACGTCCTTAGCCGGAATCGCGTTCCACAGATCAAGGTTTATCGCCGTGCCTAGTAGCTTCTCGCCGTTGCCGTTGTCCGCGCCGAATACGTAGACGTTGGTTGCCAGCGAAGACGTGTCGTACGTAACCCCGGTGACGTTGCAGTTCACCCGGTGCGTAAGCACGATCCCCAGGTCTGTACCGCCCTGAGGGGAGATCATGACGCGGTTCTTCACGGTCGTGTTCCCCGGGCCGTACAGCGGCAGGTACCGGAAGTTGAAGCCGTTGTTCTCTTCGGCAAGCTCCGTGATCGCGTCACCCATGGACTTAAATTCGTACTTCGTCCAGTTCCTATCGCGTAGCTGTCCGGTGTTCGCCACGCCGCTAGCGTCGGTCGCAATGCCGTTGCTGCCACCAGCGTTAGCCCGCGCGAAGAAGTCCCGGAGCATCGCGCCGGAGTCCATCCCCGTAGCCGTGTAACCGGCGGCAAAGTGCACGTTGTTGTAATGCGAGTGATAGCCGGAAGCGGACAGGGTGAGCGTTCCCGCGCCCAGGTCCGCCGACGCACCCCACAGAACCCCGCCCCAAACAGGCTCAGCGTCCCTCAGGATCATGAACCCGGACCCGCCGGGCACTAGGTCCGTGGCGTTGGCCTCAGGGGCGTTCAGCGGGATTGTGACGGTTGCCGAACCCGACGCGTTCAGGGTGTCCGTGTACGAAAGCCCCGCGATAGGCAGCGTGCTGATTACTGCCTGACTCCGCGTGTTGTAGTTCACCACCGTGTAGCGCGCGGTCATTACACCCACCTGTCTAGCCACGTCATCACAGCGGTACCGCTGGATAGGTGCAAGCTGTGATCCCCGTTCGGGAACTCCGGCCACGTAGAACCGGCCGTGATAAGCCCCGTGATGTCCGCCCCGCCAACGGTGGTGACCTTCTCGGCCACGCTGTCCGCCGTGAAAGAGCCCGTGTACGTCACGCCGAAATACTCGCCCGTGACAGGGTTCGTAATCACGGGGTTGGTAGCGCCCGTGAAGGCGATTGAGGGAAGCGCCGGAGTCCCGCCGTACTCAGTGAACGTCGTAAGGTCCGCCGGGTTGCTGCTGCCGGTAAGGCCCACGGTGCGCGGGCTTGCCCCGTAGATGTAAGGGTCCGTGGCGAACAACTCAACCACCACATTGCACACCCGGTAGGCGAAGTTCAGGTCAAGCGGGCCGGAGCGCTTCCGGGGACGGACGTTGACCACACCCGTGAGGTTCCCGGCAAGCCCCGGGAAGTTGAACGTGAGGGGAAGCTCAGCGCGACCGGGCCGGAAAGCCGTCTGTATGGCGCTGAGAGACGCTGTGAACTCTTCCGGGCTGTCCCCGTAGACCTCAAGTGTGAGAGTGACCGTGCGGCCGTTCAGGTAGTCGTCACCGGCCCATAGTCCGTCACGCTGGATCAGGGTTAGATCCGCGCTCCGAACCTCAGGCAGCGTCAGCAAACCGTCAACGCCAACGATCGAGATTGCGGAGTCAGCCTCCCCCATGACTAGCCCATCGTAGGAACAGGTCCACTCGTCAAGTTCTGCCATGCTCAGCCCCTCCTAGGGGACCTACTCAATTGAGTAGGCCCCCAACCTCTTAGCGGGCCGTGCGCAGTGCCCAGGACACTTCACGACCGATTGCGTACGGATCAGCGTTCGACTGCACGTTGACCACAACCCCACCGGACGGACCGGCATGGTTCGGGATGACCGAAGAGCCCTTCGGCAGGTTCAGCCACTCAGGGCCACGCTCACCGACCTTCGTGAGGCCGGACGCGGGGCCACCCATGGCACGGATCTTCGGAATGGGGTTGCTGGGAATGCTGATCGCAACCGGACCCCATCCGAGCTTGTCCGGGATGGCCCAGTTCATCAGGTCAATAACGTGGTTCATCGCGCCCTTCGTCGCGTTGGTAACAACCGCGCCGAGTGAGGCAGCGAACCCGCCTAGGCGACCTAGGCCGTTCTTGATTCCGTTAATGATGTTCGAGCCGATTTTGTCGCCGGAGCTAACCAGCGCGCCACCGGCCGAAGCGATCCGCCCCGGAAGCCCCTTCACGAAGTTGACGACCGCGTCAAGCCCCGCCTTCGCCTTGTTCTGCACGTAGGTAAAGGCCGTGTTCGTGAAGTTCATAATCGACTTCCAATGACTGATGATCAGCCCAGGCCCCGTGAAGTTCTTGAACAGGAATAGGATCAGGTTGAAAACGTCCTTAATCCGGTTCCATATCCACGTGAATACCTTCTCGGTCCAGTCCTTTACGGTGGACCAATTGAGAATGACCAGCGCCACCAGACCGACTATTGCCGCAATGATGATCGGGATTGGACCCATGGACAGAAGCCACGCCGCAGCGATGATGGCAGCGTTAGCCATTGACTCAACACCCATGAGCACCCACGCACCCACGGTGATAGCCCCGGACAGCACTGCCTGAGCGGCTTGCTTGATCCACCCGCCGACCACGGCCCACGAAGCTAGCACTTGACTTGCCGCCCCGGTCGTTGCTGCCCCGGTGCTAGACAGCCATGCCGCCACACTTGCCGCCGCCGAAATGGTGGCCGTGACACCCCACTGAACCAGCGCGGGCAGCAGAACCGCCGTGATGACTCCGGCGACGATTGCCAGGGGCTCACGGTTGGCAATGATCCACTTAGCGGACTGCATGGCCCAGGACACAACCGGCTGTAGCCCGGTCGTAAGCGCGGTCAGTGCCGGAATCACCTTCGACCCGATCACCTGAACCACGGACTGAGTTAGCGCCCGCTCGAAGTGCTTGATATTGCTTGACGCCGTGTTCGACATTTGGTCACCCGCAGCCTTCGCCGCGCCGTCAACCTTGCCCAACCCATCGACAGCCGTACTCACGTTCAGCGAGTAGAGAGCCTGTCCCATGTCCTCAGCCTGAGTACCGAACAGTTCCGTTGCGGCAGCCGCGCGCTTAGCCGGGTCCTGAATCGCCCGGAGCTTGTCTAGGGTCTCCCCTAGGGCTTCCTTCGCGGCGGGGCCACCGGCAGCGATCTTCTCGCGCATGTCGTTCGCGTTCAGGCCGATAGCCTTGAAGCCCGCAATCGTCGTCGCGCTGCCGTCAATCGAGCGGATCGAAAATTCCTTGATCGAGTCCGCCACTAGGTCCGCGTCTCGCGCGCCGCCCTTGAGCCCCTGAGAGATCAGGCCCATTGCGTCTTTGCCGTCTAGGCCAACCTTCTTGAACTGCACGCTGTATTCGTTGAACGTGTCTAGAAGGTCTTCCGCCTTATTGCCGCCGACCTGGGCACCGCGCGTCAGAATGTCGAATGCCTCTTGTGCATTCTTCGCCATGCCGGTTTTAAGCATCTGTCCGACAGCGTTAGCCGTTGGGCCGACGTCTTCGCCCAGGACCGTTGCCACGCTCAGCGCGGACTCTGAAATCTTGGACATCTCAGCGGCAGTCGAACCGGCAGGGACTAGACCCTGTTGCCAAAGGTTCTTAAGCGCTTCGTTCGCCGACTCGATCGAGTCCCCGTACCCGTCGCTGTAAATCTTTCCGGCAGCCGCGCCGAGTTGCTTCGTCTGCTCCGGGTTCGCGCCTAGCTGAGCGGCAAGGTTCGCCGTAGCCTGCTGCTGATCCATGGCTTCGTTTAGGCCACCCACCAGGGCAGCAGCGATACCACCACCAGCAACGGCAGCCACCTTCGCGGCCCTGGACCCGAACCCCTCAACTTCCCGCGAAGCCTCGCCCAGTGAATCCACTAGGTCCGAGACGTCGCCTAGCAGCGTGATCGTGATGGGACGTGCCACGGTTCCCCCTACGTCATTACGGGGGTTCGTCGCTCCCCATTCGACCGGCCGGAAGGTGCCCGGCGGTGTTCGTTGTTCTGAGCCTCAACGTCCTTCGTCATCTGCTCTACCAACGCGTTAAAGTCCCTCAGTTCAAGGGACCGGACGTCCCGCCACGTAAGCCCCTCGAAGTGGCCTACTAGGCGGGCGCACGTAACTACGCGTTGGTCCCGGTAGGGTCCGCCTTCGCCTTCGTCTTGAGCTGAATACGGAGCTTGCCCGCATCCTCAATCGTGAAGTCCGGGTTATCGCGCCGCTTGATCACGTAGGCCATGGCCTTGAGTAGCTTCGCCTTCCGCATGCCCGGCTTCGAGAGCGCGTCTAGCGGAGCGTCGATGATCTCTTCGATAGCGTCGATTTCGTCAAGGGTCAGGCTGTCGATGTTCAGCGAGAGAACTTCGGACATGTCGTCAACGGTCTTACGTGCGGGCATTAGTCGCTCTCCAAATGGTCACGAAGCACGGTCTCAATCTCGCGCTCATACGTGGCGGATACTTCGTCTGACTTCCGGGCCATAGCGCGGAAAAGGAATCGGTTAGGCCGAATGTGTCGGCGAGGGAAACCGAAGTGAATAGCACCCGCGTACGGCACACGGGCCGCTGAACCAGCCTTGACCTGAGCGCCCTTCGCGGACGCAATAACGGTGATGCTGCGCTCTAGCTTGCCGGGCCGGTAGCGTCGGGAAGACTTCGCGTCCCGGTGACCCTCAGGGGCCGTACGCCGCGCCTCAGGCTTGACGACTTCGGCCGCCATCTTGTTGACCTCCCGAACCTTCCGGTTCAGGTCCCGGTCACGCAACGCCCGGAGATTCCGGTTTAGTTCGTTCAGGCCATCGACCTGAACAGTGAATTCCGAGCGTTGCGCCATGGGGTCACCTACTCAATTGAGTACGTGCTTAGCCACCGGGGTTGTACGCGGGATCAGTCTCAACGTAAGTGACCTTGAGCGCTGCCGTAGTACCGTCTCCCGGGTCAAGCACGCGGAACGGAAGGGTGATCTTCGTAAGGTCATCGACGGACGCAACCGGGCTCTCACCCGTTAGCTGAACCGCCGGAGCCTCGAACTTGACCGAAGTCCCCGGAGTGATGCCGGTTAGGGTTGCGGTCACGCTGATGATTTCGCCCGCTAGGAACGCCTCATACAGCTTCACAGCGTCCCCGCCGAAGTCACCTTCTAGGCTGCCTTCGTAGGTCGGCACAGCGGCACGGACAGGCTTCTTCTTAAGCGAGGAACCCCGAAGGAATCGCCGGTCAGTGTTCAGGCCCAGGTCTCCCGTGAGGCTGAACTTCGAAGCGTCCAGAGTGACCGCGCTGCCATCCGCCCGCTTAAGGGTCAGCGCAACCGCCGTCCAGTCGTACGCCCGTGCGTCGTCCGGGTAGACAACCGGGAGGAAGCTAGCCTCAGTGGACGTGTGAGTCACGTCCTGGAAATCGAACTTCGCGTCAAAGGTGACAGGCTTCTCAGTCTCAGACGTGAGAGTCCAACCGGTCGCCATGCAGCCAACGTGAGTGTAGGCAACAAGCGTGTTGTCCGTGGTCGGCCGGATCATCTGAGCCGTAAAGCTAGGGGCCGTGGTGTGCGTGGACGTGGTGAACGTGTGCGTGATGTGGCCAGCGCCATCGTTCACACCGCCGTCGTACACGTCAAACACGCCGGAGAGAAGGGCGGAAGCGCCAGCGTCTAGAAGGTCTACCTCTAGTTCCCCGTCGCCACCCATGTTGACGATATTCCGGCGATCCGCGCGGGCAGTCTGTAGCCCCTTCCGGAAGCCTACGGACTCGATAAAGTCCCGCGTAGTCTTCCAAGAGTCCGCGTGACCCTCATAGCCCTTCGTGGTCGTTGCAGCGGTACCGTACGCGCTCTCAACGCCAATACCGATTGAAGCGTCAAGCGCCATGGCTTAGCCCCCTTCGTCTAGGTGATCCGCCCGCGCACATGCACGCGAACGGTAAGCGCTGAGTAAGCGCCGTCAGTGGTTTCCGCTGTATCGACGGAGGAAGACTCCGGCCGTAGGTCCATGAGCCCCGCCACGCTGGCACGGTCCACAGCGGCGCACGCGTCGGCGATTAAATCGCGGAGCCCGTACACGGTCCGCTCAGCGTCGATCGGCTTGCCCGGGGTAACCACCACGGCGTGAACTTCGATCGTGCCTGAGACGTTCGTCGGTTTGCGCGGACCCTTACGCATGCCCGCTACTTCGTTGTCATCATCGGTCGCGTTGCCCAGGAAGATTTGGTTCCGGCGATCAGCCTTGCCAGTCTCCGCGTAGGTGACCTGAGTACCCGCCGGGACACCGGTCTGTAGCTCAGCGAACAGGGCCGACTTGACGTCAAACATGAACGGCATTCGGCCCCCTTACATGAAAATGAACGGCAGGCGTGCGCGGTAGCGATTCAGTCGGGCGTTCACCTCAGGCAGCGCCGTAGGTCGCCAATTACCACCAGCCTGCGAAAGCTGAATAGAACCGAATTCGCTTTGTAGCTGTAGCGCCCGGTCCGGGATACGGGAAACGGCGTCAAGGCAGAGTTGCCGCGCCATCATCCGCACGCACCACCGGATACCCTCAGGGACCGGATTGATAAGGCCGTCCCAGGTCTGCCCCGTGTAAACCTCTACGTCTTCGCTGGCAATGTCGATTGCCTCGCTGAGTACCGCATCCGAGAAAACCCCGGAATCCTCTAGGCCGTCCAGCGCGCGAAGCTCATCTATCGTCGCGTATGTCATCCGTGCGCCTTCCCGGGAACGGGGCCGGACCTACTCAATTGAGTAGGTCCAACCCCAGACCCTCAGCCCTTAGGCTCCGCCGCCGATGGTGAGCACCTTCGCGCTCAGCTCGTCCACTAGCAGGCCGTCCGCGCGCTGAATGAACCGGTACACAACCTGATCGGTCGTGAACTTCGCATCTAGCGAACGCTCGACACGGAGCGGACCCGCGAACCGAATGCGGTACTTCGACAGGTCACCAAACAGAACCTTGTCATCCGGCACGCCAACGTCAGTCAGAACCGGGCGACCGTTGAAGGTGTCCGGAGCGCCAACCTCAACGGAAGTGCGCCATAGGTACTGACCGTAAGCGTCCTTTAGCTTCCGCATCTGAGCCGCAGTCTTGTCCGACACGACGAACGAAGCGCCCGCGCGGTACTGGGGCTGTAGTTCGTGGTAAAGGTCAATCAGCGCGTCAGAAACCGTCGCGTCCTTCGCGGTGGCGAGGAACGTAGCGGTTGCAGCGGAAGCCGCCGAGATAATGCCCTTCGGCTGACCGGTGCCAGTACCGGTGAGGAAGTGCGCACCCATACCCGCGCCGATAGCCGGGCCAGCGTCGCCCACCAGGAAGCCGACTAGGTCTAGCTTCTGATCCTGTAGAAGCTCGCTGGAGAAGGTAGACGCGTAACCGTACTTGTAAGCGCCCATCGAACGCGTCACGGTCGAACCGGTGGACTCAGGCAGGTTCGCCGCCTCAGTCACGATCTGAGCCGCAGCACGGCCCACAACGACCGCGAAGTCTAGGGGCTCACCGCCGGACGTGGTGAACGAGGAAGCACCGCCCCGCATGATGGTGGAGCGGTTGACAAGCTCGGCCATTAGCTGACCGAACAGAGTCCGGGGAATGACCGGGGCACCGGTAGCAGTGCTGTCGGTACGCTTCTCCGGCTCAAACTCGGCGTGCTGCCCGAAGGACAGGCCGCGAAGCTCAGCGTTTTCGTCGCGCACGTTCTCACGCTTGCCGCCGCCCAGGTTCAGGCCAGCAACCGCGCGCTCTACGGACTCGGTAGCCTTGATCGCCTCAATACCGCGCTTGATCCGGCCGTCAAAGTCCGCGATAGCGCCGAGAAGCTTGGTCTCCTTCTCCCGCGCGGAAGCGTCCATGTCCTTACCGGCAAACTCGTCCGCCAGAGTACGAAGCTCAGCGGTAGCCTTCTCGCGCGCCTCAAAGTTAGCGCTCAGAGTAGTAGCGTCCATTAGGACCCCCTTAGTTGGAAAGAGCGCGGACTAGTGCACGCGCGGAAGTGATTTCGTCGGATTCGGGTTCGGCATCGTCG